GAAAGCGGATCCCCGCTTTCGCGGGGATGACGATTCCTTCGCGCCTTCGCGCCTTCGCGTGAGATCCCTTTTCTTCTCCGCGCGTCCGCGCCGCCGCGTGAGATCAATTCAATGCCGGCAGGACCTATCGGCCATTGCGGATGTCCCAGTGTTGGCTACGTTCCCGCAATGACCAACGATCAGCTCTGGGCTGTGATCTTCCTGGCTTGCGGGGCTGTTGCGGCATGGCACGCCTACACCTCGGCGAACTCCGGCAAGTGGACGTGGCCGCTTTATCACCTCACGGTTGATCATCGCACATCGCCAATGGGCTACTGGATCTGCATAAGCTGGGACCTGCTGGGGATGATTTTCATGTTCGCCCTCGCTGCCTTCAGTTTGACGCGCTAGTCACGTCGCCAGCATTCGCGCCCGGAAATCCACCGCCGCGGCCCAGGGTCCTGCCACGTCGCGGATCACCCGCCGCCGGACCAGCCGCATCGTCACCAGCTGCCAGCCGCCGATCGCCGGCAGCGCTTGCAACGCCGCCTCCACGGCATCGGCAATAACGTGCAGCCGCACCGGCTGATCGTCCCACAGGGTGATCGCCAGCATCACCTCGCGCCCGTCGCCGCTCTTGTGGCTCCAGTCGGTCTCGGTGGTCGCATCGAGCGCCACATAGGGGTAAGCCGCGCGCGCCGGCGGACCGTCGAAGACGCCCGTCAGCTCAACGACCGACGACAGCGCGGCCGCGACCGCGGTCTGCAATGCTCCGCCCGCGCTCACTTCAGCCCTCCAGCGAGGAAGCGAAGGCTCGGATCAGCAAGCCAGCGCTTCATGATTCCTCGCCCGCTCACCAGCACTTCGTCGTTCTCAACCTGCACCGGCGCGTTTCCGAACATTGCGCGCAACTGGTGCGCGACATCGGAAATCTTCCGCTGCTGCCCATCGCTTGCGAGCGCCTGGCCGCGGTCGAGCAGCTTCTCCATCACGCCCGGACCTCTTCGCAGCGCATCACGATCCGGTCCTTGGTGCGCGGATCGTCGAGCAATTGCCGGACCATCAGCTTGCGCCCGCTCCAGGTCACCCGCTGGTCGAGCGCGATCCCATCGCGCCTCCTGATCGTCACTCGATATTTCGGCATCGAGCTCAGCGCCTGGCCCTCGCTTTCCGCGCCGATGGTCTCCAGCGCGACCGCCGCGAGGCAGCGGCACACCTGCTCCCATCCCGGCTCCTTCAGGCCCATGGCGTTGCGCACCGAGATCGGCCGCTCGATCAGCACGCGCTCGCGCAGGGTTCCCGCGAACTCCGTGCTCATGCGATCCTCATTCGCCGATACGGCCGCCACAGCGCCGTCACCGCAGCGGGCACCTCGCCCCCCTCGCCGTCCCTCGACGTGAACAGGTGCGAGACCAGGCGAAGCACCCCCTGGCGGATCGGCTCGGGGACGCCATTCTCGTCCTCGGCCATTCCCGCCGTTCCACTCACCTGGACACGCGACGCGGCGCTCGCCTGCGTGCGCACCCAGCCGTCTCCGTTGAAATCCACGTCCACCGCGTAGCCGTCGCTAGCGAGCGGCGTCCCAATGCCATTCGAATCCACTCCGGACACGTCGCTGATCGACCGCACGGGCGTGATCGACAGCCGCTCCCAGCAGCCGCTCGCGGGCAGCAGGCATTCGAACGGGCGCGCGATCACGACTTGGTTGATGAACGCTTCGCACAGGCCGCTCGCGACCCGGATCAGGCCGGCGACGACCGCTTCCTCTTCGCCGGTTTCGATGCGGACGTAGGCCTGCGCTTCGCTGAGCGTGACGATCGGTTCGGCAAGTCCAGTCATCAGCGCTTCTCCACGCGGAGCATGATCGACCGCTCGTCGGTTCGCCCCGATTGCGTGACGACGCTGTTCGCCAGCCGATACAGCCGCCCGGCAACGCCGCCCCCCGCCTGGACCGTGGACATCCGGTCTTCGAACGAGCTTGCGACGATAACGACTCCATCGGTCTCGTCCGGCTCGACCGACCAGCTGCTTTGCGCGAGCAGATCGTCCTCGGCGAGATAGTCCGCGCCCCAGTCGATGGCATAATCGAGGACCGCGTCCGGGTCCTTGAGCAAGAGTGTCATCTTGGTTCCCTGATAGTCGTTGAGGCTCAGCGCGGTTCCGGCTGCGCGACGGCGTCCGAGGTGGCGACCAGCGTGCGCTTGGGCGGCGGACCGCCCTTCCCGCCGGAGCTGGAGTTCGCCTGTGCGGCGATCGGCTGCGCGCCGATGGGCTCCGCTCCGACGCTCACGCCGCCACCTCCCGAGCGGGGCCCAACGGATTCCACGGGCTTTTTCCCGTCGGTAAGTCCTTGAGGCCAACGCTGAATCGACGGCACTCGGCCGTCCTCCGGCACGCGCCGACATTGCTGTAGGTGATTGCCATTGATGCCGGGCCACCGCTAAGACTCGGACGTCCACCAGCGCCCGGAGTTGCTCGATGCGTGTGATGAGGTCGGGAGGTGTCAACTTCCCGAATCTTCCTGTGCTGCACCTGCAGAGCCTCACTCTCTGGGTTCTGCTCGCTCTGTGCATCGCGGTGTCGGGTTACAGTTATTACCGGTACAAGGGCGGCAAGAGCTTTCGGCGGATGATTCGAAAAAGGCTTCGCCGCTGGCGCAAGCGAGCGGAGGAACGATCGGCTGCAAGCTGAGAGCTGGCGCTGCAGGCGCATGCCCCGCCTCACGAAATGAGCCCGTGGGCGACAAGCTTCGCCTTGAGATCGTTGGCCAGCGCAATCGCGCTCGCCAGGTCGGTGGCATCCGGGGAGGTTCCGGTCTTCCGCGCTCCGAGCACCTGTGTTCCTCCGACGCTGAGAACCTTCCCAGACGATAGGTTGATCCCTGCGGAGCTGACGGTCTGAATGACCGCGCCGCCGACCTCGAAGTAATGCGCGACGCGCGCGTTCTGGACCGCGCCAGTCGGCTTGTTGACGTTGAGCGTATATTCGATCGTCGGGAGACCGTTGGCCCACGAATGGTAATTCTGGGTGATGTTGTTGGACGTCGTGTGGTAATCGAACGTCAGGTCGCCCGCCGGTGCGGTTCCCGATGGACCGACCGACCAGCTCGTTCCCGGGCCGCCGAATGCCGAAGTGACGCTCAGCCGGTCGACCGTGAGATATCCTGAAGGATTTCTCAGCCACGCGATTGTTCCCCTGACGCCCGCTCCCTGGGTGCCGCCGATCAGCAATGCGCCGAAATTTCCCTGGACGGGACCCTGGCCGCCTTCGGTGTAGCTGCCAACCACGACCGTCTGCGCGTTGGCATTGTTGTAATAGGCCGCGCCTCCCGCCCGAACCGTCATGCCGCTCGTCCAGGCCGGGATATTCAGCGGCGTGTTCGGGCCGCCGGGGCCCAGATAGTACCAGACCGACGTATCGGCGGTGCCCGTCGGGGCAGTTGTCGACGCCGCACCATCCTGCCCGGCGACGACGGCATAGCGATTCCCGCCGTTCGACACGATCGACGGCGGCGTCCCGACGATGAGCCCGTTGTCTGCCGCGTGTCCGCCGAAATAATGGTTGCCGAGGAAGGCGGTGTCGTTGCGGCCCCAACGGCGGTTCGAGCTCGTGTCGAGATCGATGATCGTCCAGGCGTTGCTGTCGCCCCCGGTCAGTCTCAGGCCGTCGCGGCATCCGCCGATGCAGACGTTGTCGAGGCGGCTGCAATTGGTGTTGCCCTGGGTTGCTCCGGATCCGCCGCTGTCGGCGTTGGAAAAAATGCCGTCTCCGGAGAAGCCGTCGATGGCGATGTTCTCGGCCGTGAACCGGGCCTTCGCATGGATTCCGTGATACTCGCCTTCGGTGCCGGAATAGCCGCCGGTCAGGCGCATGTTCCGGATGCAGAAGGCGTCACCGCCGAAATGGGTGCTGGAATCGAGCGTCGAAGCGCCCGACGTATTGTACCGCTCGATACGGACTCCGGTCGCCCCGTCGTCCCACTTCAACCAGGTCGCATAGGCAAGTCCCGAACGGCCGCTGGAATCCCCTACCAGGTCGAAGCTGTGGCTGATCTCGAGCGTCGTGGTGCCGAGATAATATTTGCCCGCGGGCACGTGGAGCGCGGCGCTGCTTTTGTAATAGCCGTTGATGCTGAGGTTGGTGGCAGTCGTCTTCAGGAAGTCGATCGCGGCGGTGAACGCCGCGCTATCATCGGTGACGCCGTCGCCCGTTGCTCCGAACCATTTGACGCTGACGGCGCCATCGTAATGGCGGACCCAGGCGCCCGATTTGCCGCTCGGGTCGGCGGCCGGCGCGACATGGAGTCCCTGGGCTCGGTCCGCAGCAACGAACGCGCTGAGATCCGCCGAGCTGAAGACGAACAGCCCGTCCCGTCCGCTCTCCGACAGGATGCCGACGC